CCTATTGATGATTACATCATTGAGGATGTCAAGACTAAACTGAATTCTAGAGAGACTGTTTCTGATTACCAAGATGAACTTCAGTACGTCAACAATGTTGATGCGTCTACTGTAGGTGACTCGGAGTATATGCTTGACCTAGTGGAGAACTTCGCAAAGAAGGAGGCCATGAAGGGAGCCATCGCAGACAGTATCTCCCTTATCAAGGAGAATCGTATGGACGAGGTGGAGGCGCTTGTAAAAAAGGCGCTTCTCATCAACCGCGATGTGGATACGGGACAAGATTACTTCGAAGATCTCAGTGATCGTTGGGACCGTATCTTCAACAAAAAACATGAGGAAAAATACAAGACCTTTCTGCCAAGCATCAACAAGTCTCTAGAGGGGGGTTTGGGTGCCAAAGAACTGGCAATGGTTGTTGCTCCCCCTGGAGTCGGAAAGTCCCTGTTCCTTGTCAATCAAGGCGTACACTCGATGATGGAAGGCAAGAAGGTTTTGTACCTCTCTCTTGAGATGAGCGAGGATAAGATCGCTCAACGGTTCGACTCGGTTATGACGCTTACACCTCAGTTCAAGCTGAAGGACCCAGCAAATCAGCTTACTGTTAAGGAGCGCCTAGAGATGTTCAGGGAGCAGTTCCCTGGAAGCGAGCTAGTTATCAAGGAGTTCCCCACGGGACAGGCTTCCATCAACACCATTCGTAATCTTTTGGTGCAGCTAAAGAACTATGAGGAGTTCGAGCCTGATCTACTTATTGTAGACTACCTTGAGCTACTTCGACCTGCGAGGGAAGTTCAGCAGGAGTATCAAGCGCAGCAGAAGATTGCGGAGGAGCTTCGCGGTGTGGCTATGGAGCATAACTTCCTCATCTGGACTGCCACGCAGACTAACAGGCAGGGGAGGATGGTAAAAATTATTACCGACGCTGAGTTGGGGGACTCTTACGGAAAGATCAGGACATGCGATTTTGCTATGTCTTTGAACCAGTCCGAGGAGGAGTTTGATGCTGGGCGTATGCGTGCCTTCGTTATCAAATCTCGGAATGGTCGCCCCAGGTTCACTGTTCCTATGGAGGTGGACTACGGTATCCTACGAATGTCTGAGGGCGAAGAGGCTCTAGGAGAATGACATGAAACAAAAGCCAGTACACCCAATGGAGGTGAAGACAGGTTCCAAGGTTTACACCATAGAGCAGAAGTCTTTGACCAAGGACTCACTTCATGGAGATGTAGATTTTTCAAAGGCTATTCTAAGGATTGATCCTAATCAAAGCTTGGAAGACTATAAAAACACACTCCTGCATGAGATCATTCACATTGGGTATGATATGTTTGGTTTGGGAAACGATGAAGACATGCCCTCAGTCAACAATGAATTTCTGACCATGATAACTGGCAACATGCTTAGGTTATTTACGAATCTAAACCCGGAACTGTTTGAGTATATCTTCGAGCGCCCTAAATAAGTGGGGTGCTTTTATGAAAGACTTAGAACAAAAAGATATACTAAATAGAACCAGACAGAGGCTCACGCGCTTTTCCATTTATCTTGAGGGCAGGTGGCGCTTCGGTAGGTTACTCACGCCAACGCTGATAGCAGACAATCAAAGTATTTTCCGAATGTCTGTTCCTTTTGCGTTGGTGTCTGCTAATGAGAATAATCCTAGAAATGCTGCTATGTTGGGCCGTCCTGGAGATTACATAGCATCAGACGCTCAGGGAGAGCTTTCTATTATAACGGAAGCTCAGTACGACCTACGCTTCCCAAAGAGACGCAAACAGGCTTACCGACCAGAAACTTCAGAGAAACTAAAAGGTGGAGACTTTATCACAAAAACTGTGCGAGAATCTCAAACAGTGCGCTCTAATACTACGTCTGGTAGAAGAAGATCTGGCGGGGTACTGTCTCCTGAGCAGACTGTAGAGAGCCAGCAACAAACTACTTATTCTCAAGACGCCTTTATTGATTCGCCAGGACCTGGAGGTGTTGGGCCTACACCCTCCCCAGTTAAAGGCGGTCAAGACTACTAATTATGAACGATTTATCAGAACTACTAGAAAATTTTAACTGGGAAAACTACAAGGAGATCTCTGACGCATTAACTAAAGTTAATCAGAATCAAATTGAGTTGGATATGTCTAACCAAGCTTCTGTCTACTCATACTATCATGGGTTGATGGCATCCGCAAAACATGAGCTTGATGACATTCGAAGCGACCTGACTACGCTCGTTGCAAAGCTACGCGCTGGTCACAGAAGCGCCTCTTCGACTAAGCTTACCGCGCAGAATCTAGATGATCTAGTGTTCAGCGACGAGGCTTACGATGTGGCGCAGAAGCAACTGAATGAAGCTTCATTCAGGTATGAGGTTCTCAAGGGTCTGTGTCGGGCTCTTGAGCACAAGAAAGATATGCTTGTCCAGATGTCAAGCAACCGACGCGCAGAAACCAAACTATACAACTGAGGAAACTACAATGGCTATTGACCTAGAAGCACTACGACGGAAACACGAACAACTTAACGGTGGCGGCAACACCTCCGAAAACTCAGACTTTCTTAACAAGTTCTACAAGATTCCAGAAGGATCAAACTCTGTTCGCCTTCTTCCTTGGAGGGACGAGGACCGAGAGTTCTACGCTGAAACGAAGATCCACAGGGTTGAAATGCCTGATGGGCAATACAAGAACTTCCATTGCCGCAAGGTACATGGTGAGGCTTGCCCCTTGTGCGATCTATACTACGGTCTGTGGAAGACTGGTAGGAAGGAAGACGAGGACCTCGCTAGAAAGATTAAGCCTCGCGCTCGCTACTATATGAACATTCTTGATCGAGACACTGGCGATGTCAAGATTCTTTCTGTGGGTGTAATCATCTTCAAGAAGATCATCGCTGCAATGCTCGATGAGGATTTCGGAGACATCACTGACCTTCAGTCGGGTCATGATTTTAAGATTGTCAAGGAGATGGAGGCAGGTAGCCCGTGGCCTAAGTACGATCAATCTGCTCCACGGCCTAAGTCCTCCCCGCTAGGCTCCAAGGCAGAAATTGCCTCCTACATGGATAGTCTTCATGATGTTCACGAACTTGTGAAGCTTGAAGATTATGAGGAGGTTAAGATGGCGGCGCAGTCTCTTGCGGGTGTGCCTGTTGTCGAGGGTAACGTGAAACAGTCCGAGGAAGTTTCGGATAACGATTACCTATCTAAACTTCAAAGCTGATTATGAAAAACATTATTCTATCCCTTGCAGCGGCTCTCGTCATTATGACGGGGTTCTCCTCCTGCAAAGTTCTAAGTGACCTCTTTGGTGAGGACACTGTTGTAACCACTCCATCCCAACTCGTAGAGGGCGCTGAGATGGAGCCCGTCCCGCTTGAGACTCTACCTGCCAGCGTGGTAGGTGAGCTTCCTGAGGGCACCCAGCTTGTCCTGGCTGACCGTGACGACCTGATTGAGGAGGGTGCTTATGTTCCTTTCTCTCCTGGCGAGGGCGATATTCCAGGCATCCTTGACGCGCTCTTTGGTATCGGTGCAAGTTTCGTTCCTGGGCTCGCTGCTTGGGAGGGTATCCTTACGCTCATCAGCCGCCGAAAGCGTAGAAACTATGCTAAGGCCATTAAGGCTATGGTTCCTACGGACAGCAATGTTGACATCGCTGGCACCATTCACGGTGTAGCCGCTGCTATCGGAGTCTCCCATTCCACGGAAGCCAGTCAAATGGCTGTCGAAGAAGAAGACGAAGAAATGGCTTAATTACTTAACTTAAAGTAACTTAGACCTATAATAGGAAGACATAGAAATATGTCTTCCTATTTTTATTATGGCCGAAACTACAGAGAAATTAAAGATCCTAGCAGTGCCCGCAAACGAGGGTGGTTGCTCTTACTATAGAATCATTTGCCCTATCAAGAAGCTACAGCAGGTTCATGGGGATAAGGTAGAAGTTCGCTGGAACAAGAATCCTCTAGGTATTGATGAGAAGACGGGGAAGTGGAAAGAGAACTGGGACTTCGAAGACATGAAATGGGCTGATGTGATCTTCACACAGAACCTTAGTAATTTCGGAGGCAACTACACCGCTCGCATCGTGGGCAAGGCTCATGAGTTTGGTAAGTTTGTGCATTACGATACTGATGACCTACTGACTAACATTTACACGGGCCATAGGCTATACAACGTCTATAAGGAGAAGGGATTAGAGGAAATCACAAAGTTTATCTACAACAATGCTAATCTGGTGACTGTAACTCAGAGAAAGTTTGCTGAAAGGGTAAAGGTGTTTTGTAATCCTAAGAACACTCTGGCTATTGTTAAAAATAGTATTGATTATGATCTTCCCTGTTGGAACATGGAGAAGATCGCAAAGCCTAAGAAAAACTACACTAGGTTCGGCTGGGTAGGTGGAATTCATCATGAGCAAGACCTGAGGTATTTCAGTGGTGTCCCGCATTTCGTGAATCAGAGAGTCGGTAGAGAGAACTGTAGATGGGATTTCTACGGGCACCCGCCTCCCAACACTCCGAAGGATGACTGGCAGGTAGATGTTTGGAAGAAGTACAGAGAGATCATTCTTCGTGGGTTCAAAGGACAATCTAATTGGAGGATTCACTACGCACAGATGCCAGACCGCTACGGCGTATTCTACACAGACATGGATGTGGCTTTGGCTCCTCTAGAGTTCAATGAGTTTAACGACTGCAAGTCTGAGATTAAGGTTGCCGAGTGTGGTAGGTACAAAATTCCCCTAGTAGCTACCAATTGTGGTGCCTACGATGAATGGATTGAGGATGGCGAGACTGGGTTCTTGATTGACCCAAAGAAGCCTATCTCTGAATGGACTCGTGTTCTTTCTATGTGCGCCAAGAAGCCTGACATGGTTAAGCGTATGGGAGAGAACCTACATCAAAAAACAGAAGAAGCCTTCAACATGGGTAAGGTCGTTGGACAGCGACTGGATCTTTACAAGGAGCTTATCGGTGTCAAAGACAGTTAAGATTATTAGTGGTTGGTCCAAGCCTGGAGGCAGTACCTGTCATTTCATTTGGCTAACTAATAAGCTAAATGAGGAGGGCTATGACTGCACCTTCTATGGACCCCATGATTGGCACAAGGATAAATGCCAGTCTGGTGGAGTAGAGGGTATTCGGGTTCTGCCGACCGACAGAGTGATAGCACATTATGTGCCTATTAGGGCTGTGGATGTGGTCGCAAATAAGAGACTTATCTACAGTTGCCATGAATCCCCCTCTCTGTCCAATGTAGCCGACATGAGTTTAGACAAGGTAGATGTCGTACACTTTGTTAGCGAGCGACAGAGGCTCTTACAGGGCGTTGATCACCCACAGGTGGTAATACCTCCGCATGTCCAAAAAGTCAACTGGTCTGCACCCAAGAACAAGAAGGCAGCAGTCATCGGGAGCATCGACTCGAACAAGCACCCAGCACAAGCAATAGCTCTGGCACGCGAGGCTGGGTACGAAAGAATCCTGCTTTTTGGAAAACTAAATGATTCTAACTATTTTGTAAAGTATATTCTGCCGCTTGTGGTTGAAGGGGTCGTTGAGATTCGACAGCATGAGGACGATAGAGAGAAAATGTATAATGAGGTAGACGCTGTTTATCACTCCTCACATTCGGAGACCTTTGGTCTGGTTGAGGCTGAGTGTAAGCTCGCGGGTATCCCTTATGGTGGGGTTCAGTTCCTACCACAGATCATGGAAGAAGACGAGATCGTAGAAAAATGGAAGGAACTATTACAGTAATTCTGAACTGCTATAAAAGGCCAGAGTACCTTAAGGAGCAGATCTCTGCTATCAGGGCTCAGTCGGTGAAGCCGACGAAGATCTGGCTGTGGATGAATGCTTGCCCAGAGAACAAGAAGTTTAACCCATACGCTCTTGGTTTGGATAAGGTATTCAAGTCGGATACTAATTGTAAGTATCATGCCCGTTTCGCTGTTGGCTTAATCGCTGATACTGACTACGTTGCCTTCTTCGATGATGATACTATTCCTGGGCCAAAGTGGTTTGAGAACTGTCTGAATACTATGAAGCAGACTCCTGGAATTCTTGGAGGGGCGGGGTGCATACTTCACTC